AAGGGTTAGGAAAATAATTTATAAAACCCGTGATGATGCGCGTTCAGAGATATTCGATTATATCGAAGTTTTCTACAACCGAAAACGTCGCCATAGCCATCTTGGGAACGTATCTCCAGTTGACTACGAAAGAATATTTTTAGAAGATAGCAAGTGTCTACTGAAATGCGGGTAGTCCAATTAACTCGAAAGTGCTTAGAGTTGATGCGGCGCGCGATAAATCTTGCTGCAAACGTGCGATAAGTGGTTTTTTTCTTAATTTCATCATGTGTAATGCTATTTCATTATGCACAATAAAAAAGCCCCGTTGAAATACGGGGCTTTAAATTAAGAGGGGATTAAATTTTCTTATATTGAGACTTCAAACTCCTGGTTGATGCATCCTCTTAAGTAACATCTAGGCTCTGTATCGGAAGCTCCAAAGCCATCAAATGAATTCAAGATTTCATCCATGCTTCCGAACAACTCTCTAGCAGCATTTAGCCTTGAATATCCATCTTTAATTTTATTGTAGGCGAAAGCCATGCCTTCTTGCAGCACTTGCTCCAGTGTAACTAGAACTTCCTCATATCCGTCAATTTCATAAATGTTCCACTTATTTGAAATAACTAACTCTGCCAGTTCGATATTGCCTGCCACTTGCCATTCACGAACCCTGTATTGAAGTTCTTCCCAGCTAGATTTTTCTGAGCCTTGGGGACATTGTATGATGGCACCTGTTCCATCTGTGAAAGAAATATTCCAGGCACCATCTTTAGGTTTCCCTAACACCGTGATCATTCTGTTATATGGGTGAGCAATTTGCATATTTCCCTCCTTGTTTCTATGTAAATAATTTTTGCTCTGTTCGCCCTCATAGTCCAGTCTTTTCTACCAGTTCCAAATCAACAGTTCACCAGCTTTTTTGCCTTTGCCGCCTTTGGGTAAGGTGTAGGTGATTTGTAGCTTTTTCATGGCCAATCCAGAGAAGACTTCACGCATAGCTGGATGATCGTTAACCGTGATGATGCCCTTACCTTTCATGGTCTTCATCAGCTCGGCCATTTGTTCGTATTGTTCAATGCCAAAATCAACACCGTAACCTTCTGTTTCCCAGTACGGTGGATCAATGAAAAAGAGTGTGTGTAGTCGGTCATATTTTTCCATACACTTTTCCCAGCTCAAGTGCTCAACCTGCACCCTGGACAATCGCAAATGTGCAGCCGATAAATCCTCTTCTATCCGAAGCAGATTTAATCGAGGAGCGCCTGTTGTGCTGGTTCCAAAACTCTGACCAGCAACCTTTCCACCAAATGCGTTTTTTTGCAGGTAAAAGAATCGTGCTGCGCGCTGGATATCAGTCAGCGTTTCAGGGTTTTTCATCTGTTCCCATTTGAACATTGTCCGAGACACCAGCGCCCATTTAAATTGTTTCACAAACTCTTCCAAATGATGTTGAAGCACACGATACAAATTGATGAGCTCACCATTAATATCGTTAAGCACCTCACACTTGGATTCGTCCTTAGCAAAAAGCAGGGCAGCAGCTCCGCAGAAGGGCTCCACGTAGCAGGTATGTTTGGGGAACATTGGTAGTATATCTTTAACGAGTCGGCGTTTGCCACCGATCCACGGAATTATTGGTTTTGCGGTCATCTTGTGAGCCTCCATTTTATGTGTAAGCTCTCCGCGTCTGATCAGACAGGGGGAGCCTTGGCTGTGCTCACTGTTGTTGCAGTGTGTACGGTGGCTGGAGGGATGTTGACGCATCACTTCAGCCGCTTCCTTCGTTTTATTTCGGATTCATTTCTAGCTCTAAATCAGCTGACCATGAACGTGATTTGTTCAACGTGTGTGTGGCTGTTTTAATCTGCCATACGCCATCAAGACCTGGGCGCATGCCTTTTAATGTAACTTGTGCTTCAGCGACCAAGCGAGCATCGCCATCCGTAGAGATAGACCCTTGACCAAGCCCTCTATTTAGTTCCTTTAGTTTTGCTTCTGCTGCAAGGATGGCCTCTTGTTCGCTCGCATAAGCTCTTCGGATAATGTGAGGAGACCTCCCACTTCCAGCAGTGACCCGAATATCGGAAGCAGAAGCATTATCATGATACTTCGCAACAACAGATTCATATTGGTCACGATCCGCGAAAAACAAAGCCCAGTGGGCAAGTTGATTCTTATTTAATACGGTTGACGGCAAGTGTTCCCCCGAAACGGTTTTCGCTTCTCCTTTGGGAACTATAATCAACACACTCCCGACATATTTAATCACTGTGCCATAGCTTCTGGAAATGCGAGTCATCAAGTGCAGGTCACTCTCATCTAACTGGTCAATGCGCGTAATAATTGTGTTAGAAATTGAAGCTGACACCTTAGCAGTCATCACGTGTTCACTTGCAATCGTAGCTGCCAAATCACCAAACGAAATATTGTCCAATCCTCGTGTCCGCTTCTCTTTTAAACGCCCCTTCATATCTGCGGCAGTGGCATTAATTGTTAGTTTTTCAACAGCTCCCGTTGCCCGTGTTTCATTTACGGTGAAACTCCCCATTTTGTGGAGTGTCGAACCACGCCCAAGCTCAACTTCAAGCTGCACGCCAGTCTTTGGCATTTCAATATAGTTCCCCGACAAATCGGGTCTATCATCAATCACGATTTCTAAGGTGTCAGATTTCCAGCCCCGCTCATCTTGTATTTTGAGTGATATAAAACGCCGCGCAATTGCATCGGTAACATCTTTACCATCTGCTGTGATTTTAAAGTTTGCATTCATCAGTCCCAAAGCCTCGTTATAGGGGCTGGCTCTGCCGTTGTAATTTCAGGCATCTGAATCTCAATCCCAGATGGCAAAACCACACCCTGATCTGCCAGCCCAGAGTTTGCCTCAAGTACCTTTTCAGTCATTCCTACATCTTGTCCATAATATTTATAGACCACTTCATCAAGCACATCACCTGTTCGTGTTGTGTAAGTTGCCATCAGCTTTCTTCCCCGTAAGCAGACAACCGAACTCGGAACTCCTGTTTGCCTGGTACACCCCATGCGCCAATCTTGCTTTGCACTTCTTCAACGCGCTCGATGCACCACAAACCATGAATCACACCAAGCCCCATTGAGGGCATGGCCACCATCAGCTGCGGTTTGCCTGTGCCTGCCAAGGCACGGATGGCAGAGAGCTGAAGCACACCGCCTTTCCAGTGTGGATAAATAACACCAGACAAATCAATCACATCATCGCCCAAACCTGTAAATTGTTTGGAGGGTGCTTTGCCATAAGTCTCACTCTTTGCCCATCGGTATTCAGTGACCCTTTGAAGCTGTTGATAAGCCGCCGTCTCGATTGAAAATGGGAACAGACCTAGTTGCATTAACACGCCCATAATTAGTAGTCCCCCTGATCATTCAGAGCAGCACGATTACGCAAGCCATCGCGGCGTTTTATTTCTCTTTCCAGCTCATCGGCCAGCTGACCGATATCTTGTCCAGGCTGCGCTTGGATGTTAATTTTATATGTATTGTTAGCAGGTAGCGGGGCAGCTAAGGCTGGAGATGTCACAGCAAGAGCACCAACGGTAGCTGCAACTAATGCTTGCTTAGGTATCGAAGTAGTGCCTCTCCTCTGTTTGCGACTTCCTCGACCTTGATTAGACTCAATGGTTTGCTTAATATTTTGGGACACATCTTTTTCTTCATCACCAAAAATAGAGTTCCAAGCATCTCCAACCAAGGCAAACTTATCTGTCAGCCACTTCAACTTATCGCCAAACCATTTGGTCACAGTGTCCCAATTATCATACAATAAGTGTGCGCCTGTAGCTAAAGCTGCAACGCCTGCTATCACTAGCCCGATGGGGTTGGCTGTCATTGCCGCGTTCCACAACCACTGTGCAGCCGTCATTACACCCGTTGATACAGCTAATGCTTTGTTTTTAATGGCCAAGCCTGTGGCAATCACACCGTTAGCAATCATGCTCGCATTAGCCTTAAGTGTGCTGAGTCTAAAGAAGTCGATCACACCCTTACCAAACACCCAAGCATCAGAAAGAGCCGTCATCGCATAGCGACTAGCCAATGAAGCCACTTTAAATGTAGTGAGTGCAACCGCCGCACCAACCAGTCCTGTGGTTAACCAAGGCACAGATTGTGCGGCATCATTCACTACGCCTACAACACCACCAAGCGCAGACATTGAACTATTTAATGCAGGTAACACTGTTGCGCCTATTGTATTGCCCAACCATGTCAGTTTATTGATAAACATACCCAGATTCGCTTCAGTCGTTTTAATGCGTGTGGCATACTCATCATTCATCGCACCTGCAAATTTCGTTTGGTTTGACACCTTGGCAATTGCATCTTCATAAGTAGATAAGCTGCCAACCAGCTTGGATACATCATCTGCATACTCAAGCCCAAACAAGTCAGATAAATTACCCATCACATCTTCAGAGTCTCGGACTGCTTTTAGAAACTCCATTAATGCGCCCTGAGCATCTTCCTCGATGGCGTATTTCATATCCTCAGCAGAGTAACCTATCCGATCTAAAGCACCCTCAAACTTAGCACCTTGTTTATCGGAGGTGGCCAACTTCATAAGTATGGCATTAATAGCTGTGCCTGCCACATCAGTTGGCGTTTTCAATGCTTTAAATGTTGCTCCCAAAGCACCCAACTGAATACCATTTAATCCAAACAATCTTGCGGTTGAACCAGCCTTGTTTGCGATTTGAACAAGGTCTGCTGCAGTCGTATCCATATTATTATCTAGGTAGTTATATGCATCTCCCAGCTTGATGACCTCTTGCTGGTTAATCCCAAAGATTGTACGCATACCAACCATTGCATCACCAGCTTCCCCTCCAGCCATATCAAAGGCAATACCCATTCTTACGGCATCTTTAGTAAATTTCATGAGTTCGGAGCGCGCAATACCAGCCCGTCCTGCAGCGGTCACAATTTCTGCAATTTTCTCGGCGGCCATCGGCATTTTGGTAGACATCTCAAGGATGTCATATTGCATGAGTTTAAATTGTTCTGGTGATTCAAAGTCTATCACTTTGCGGACATCAGCCATTGCTGATTCAAAAGCCATAGCTTTCTTGATGGGCAATGCCGCAGCCATCACTTGCGCCACCGTGCCAAGCATCTGACCTTGCACTTCGCCACGCACATCTTTGTTGCGCTGTCGTGTTTCTAAGCGCTTAAGTTTTCGATCAGCCTTGTCTGCTGAAGAAGAAAGCAGCCGATGCTGTCGAACCACATCCCCAATCTGAATACCATAAGCTTTTGCAGCCTTTTTAGAACGCTTGTACTGATTGCTGATATGGGCAATCTGGCTGTTGAGTTTATCCGACGAGTCGCCTGTCGCGCGTTGTTTTTGTTTAAGGCTATCAAGTACTGTGCGATATTTAATTACATCAGCAGCCAGCGCTTTGCCAAGGCGGTTTTTTTGCAATGATTTGGTGAGCCCATCTGTTTTGCCCTTCACGGTCTGAAGCGCACGGCCTAGCGAACTGTTAACACCTCCACCAATAACCAAACCAAGCGACATTGTCCTATCCACTGCAAAGCCTCCTGTAAATTTGAATAAGGGGCAAAGCTAAGTTTGCCCCCTTGGTTATGATTGTGCTGGTTTGGGGATGGCCTTTAGCCATGCAAGCAAATCTTCTTCATCCAAGTCCATACAGTCTTGTAATGACCAACCCGTAAACCCGCAGAGTGTCATTACCGCTGCTCGAAGTTCAGTCACATTGATACTGCCCATCAGCATGTACATGCGCTGGCACTTTTCATAATCAAAAGAGTCCAGCCTATGAATAACAGAGGGGTCAACGTTGCAGAGGTTGGCAATTAAAATAACCTCTTCAGACTCGATATCACCTTTAGATTTTTTGCTTGCAATCAGATGGTCACCCACCTTCTTTCGCCGCATGGTCAATTCAGTAAGCTTTTCACCATCCGCCTCAAAAGAAAAATCCAGTCGAATCACTTGCTCATGGCTCATACCACACCACCTTTAGGTTTTTTGCTGGTCTTTAATTCAACTTGAGCACCCGCAATCAAGAACTGCGCCTGACGATCATTCATTGTCACTTCATCGCCTTTAGCGTGCCCACCAAAAGCTTTGAGAATGGTATAAGTTTTATCTTTAGAGTTCGTCATCATCACATCCCCAACGCGCTGCGGATATCCGCAGTTTGGTCTTTGCCCGCGATAATCACGGTATTGGTCATTACATCGATGTCATAAATTACTTCGCCATCAAGCTCAAGTTTGAAGTAGCGCAAGTTCATATTATATTTAGTGGTGTTTTCACCCACTTTGACAGCGCCAAGGTCAACTTCTTTCAACACACCACGTGTAGATACAACCATCGGTTTAATCGTGCCACCTTCAGCTTGAATGGCGCCACGGAAAGTCAGTGGCACATCGCCACCTTCCACAATGCCAAACAGCTTCAAAGTGCCTGCATCAATGCCTTTCAAAGAAAAGTCAGTATCGAGCTTTTCTAAGGTGCCCATCAGCAAATCAATGGGGGCTGCCATGCCGCCACCCTGAAATTCTTCAGTAGCAGCCACAATTTTGGGCAAGGTCATTTCTTCGCAAAGACCAGCCTTGCCGACCCCGTCAACAAATGTGTTAAAGTTTGTAATCCGCTCTGGAATGCTCATTTAAATACCTCCGTAATATAATCATTTACTAAATGTGAACGCATAGTGATGCGTTCACCGGGATATGGTGGGGTAAAGTCATAATCAAAGGTCACGTTACCTTGTGTGATATTAGCCGCTGTATTCAGTGCAGGGTCTACCCAAGCTTTACCACCTAAAATCACATCACGTGCAACAAGGCTACGTAAGTAAGCATTGATGCCTTCCAACACATCTTCGACATATGTTTTAGTGATGTTGCGATCCACTGCCCAAAGGTGAGCTTGCAACATAGCTTCATTGATCATGTCGTTGGTGCGCACCACTGAAAGGAAAGCCCACTTAGGATCAGCGCTGCATGTGCGATTGCCCCATAAGCGAAATCCGTCCTGACGAATGATTGTGGCCACTTCATTTTCGTTGAGCACGTTCGCTCTGCAAGTAGCATCACCAAAGTTGAAGTCGATATCACGCGCTAAGCCAGTAATGCCATTGATTTGCTGATTTGATGGCGAATGCCAGTATCCACGTTCTGCATCTGAGCGCGCAATCAACCCCGCTACGCGACCTGAAGCAGGTCGAATCACATGGCTTGCCGAAATAACATCAAATACTTCCGCGTTGGGGTCAACCACGTAAACACGGCGCGAACCAAAGTTACCACGATAAGCAATCGCATCAGCATCCGTAGTATTTGAGCCATCGGCAATGATAATGCCACGCAATTTGTCTGCGATGGCAATCATTTCGCCAACCACAGCAAGGTCATTTGTCCAACCTGGTGCAATTAGAATCCGTGGCACAAAGCCTGTTTTAGTTTGTGAATCAAGGAATGCTTGGATGCCCGTTCGGAATCCACCAACATCCACGCCACCAATCACATTCGCTTTGGTCGTAGCTGGCAAAGCACCTTCAGCAACGCGAATAAACACCACCAGCGCACCAGCTTGATCAAATATATCATCTGCAATAGCTGGTAAAGTGCCCAAACCTGTGCCTACCGTATCAAGGCCTGCCGCTTCGGTGCGGCTTCCCGCCACCAACACAGGTGTATTGAGCGGGAATTTTAAAGAGTCTGCATTGGGCGCTGTGCCAACCACCCCAATAATTGATGATCGTACTGCGCGAATGGGGCGTGCTCCACTCTGGTCTTCAATAATTTCAACGCCATGTAAAAATGCTGCTGGCATGATTAGCCTCCTATTTTTCCTGTTTTGATTTCTCTACCAATTTTTTCTTTGTTTTTATCGCTTTCCCAAAGAAATGCGTTGTAGCAATGATTTTTTCCAAACAAAAAGTTGATCACTTGCTCAAATCTTTGGGCATATTTGTTGCCGCGTGCGGCATGGAACCCTGTGCAGCTCGACACTGTCCAATCTTGCTCATTGTAAATGATTGACCCACCGACTTGGTCGATGCCAATCGCAACATTGAAGAAAAATTGCCCCACATCTTTGTGCAAAATTGCAAAGCGCGATGTTTGCAAAATGAATGCGAGCGGCGCAATCAACACAAACAAGGCCGCTGCAATGATAAGCAATGCCAAGTTTTTCATGGTGCTGTTAACGCATCAACAACAGCAGTGCTACGCAATTTAATATCTGCAAGCACAGCATCTTTGCCTTTGAGCGCGTATGTCATTTTTGTTGTGCCAGCAGCTACGTCAGCAAGCAAAGTGGCTGCATCAGCAGCAAGGGTGTTGCTTGCTGCCGCAGCCTTTATTTCTGCGATAGTGCTGGCTTTAGCAATCGCATCAATCAGCTCACAGTGCGCGACTAAAAGCATCTGTGCGGCATCACTCACAGTACCCAACATGCTTAACACATCACCCGCACCGCTTTTAATTTTGTCTCGCACAATGTCACGTTGTTCGACTGCACTTACCACATCTAATGAATAATCAATATCAACTTGCATATGCATCTCCAATGTACGGGAATTTACCCCATTTGTTTTGTCCCAAAGGCACATGCCCCGTCACGGCAGCTGGTAAGGCAAAGAGCATTGAACCTGCTGCACTCATACGCATAGGGTGTATGTTTGCGTAACGAAGATTTGTTAAGGCATAGTGTATTCCAGCATTCACCCACTGACCTGCTATTGCCCCCTCAGCCCAAAAGCCGTTTATAGCGCCCGATTCGAGCTTCACCATCGCGCCGATTGTGAGCGCGACAGATGTGGGTATGTATTGATGTAATGTGTATGCCGTAGGTGCGTTTGACGTCCAAGACATTCTCCAAACATCAAAAGCACCATCAATATAAACCGCGTCAGCTAAACCCATAGCCGTTAAAAGAGCTTGCTCTTCTAACGTTCGATTTGCCCAAAGTGTTCCTGTGGTTACCGTAAATACTCTTGTAAGCACAACGCCTGCGGGAGCCGACCAAAAATCAGGCACTGCACCAATCCCAGTCAACACTTGATTTTTAGACATTCTGAAAAAGGGAGCTTCATCGCGCGCAGTCGCGAGATAGTTATCCACCTCTAGTTCTTTTGCTGCTACTTTTGCATCAATTGCACCCATCTTGCCCACAACTTCAGTAGTGAGGGCATTGGATGCCGTGGTTAAATCTGCAATTTGTTGTTCTAAGGCCATATTATAATCCTCCGTTTCTTAATCGTTGTTCAAGCTGGATGTGTCGTGTCATATTGCTGATGCTGGCTGTGGCCAGTTGCGCAAGTTCGGTTGCGAAATTGAGATTGAGCGATGCTCCTGTGGATACAATCGTGATGGCATTAGCTGGCAAAGCCGCCAGTGCCAAATCAAATGCAAGCAATAACCCCACATTTGCTGATTTATATGCCAGAGAGATACCAGTGTCGCTCCATACCGCGAGCAATGTTCCGTCAGCCAAGAAAAATCCCACTTCCTTCACCCAAAAATTCTGAGCATCGTTTGCAATAGCGGTCACATGTAGCTGCTTTACATCAAGCATTTTGCCATCGGCAATCGGCACCCTTAGTTTTTCATTGGTCAACCCTGTTTGATTGGCTGTTGGCACATAACTTCCTGTGCCAAGCCCGATATGCGTGATTTCAGCAGCAAAACCCGTGCTACTTGCATTAAATGCTGCTTGCAGCCCAGCATCCGTAATCAATGGCTGTAATTCCATTACAACACTCCTACTCGAACAAATGTCTGCACATGAGCATGTGCTGCGAAGCTAATAGATGATACCCCGTGTAGCGGTGCAATTACTGTTTGTGCAGCACTGCGTGTCACCATCACAGCTTTTAGCGCGCCAGAGGCGAGAGCCAAGGCATCTTTGAATTGTACGCCAACAGTTAAAGAGAAATGGCGAGAAACGGGAGCTGCTTCTTTGATGGCTTTTTCAAGGTCGGCATACAACTTGGCATTTAATACTGTGTTGCCAGCACCTAAATTATTGTTCGCCCAAGCAAGCAGGCTAAATGTTCCTGGCACCCCCGCATTGTCGAACCACTCTGTGATTTCTACCTGTGCGCCCAAGGCATCTAATGCTTGCTGCACCGCAGCAACAGTGCCTTTGGTTTGATGCAATAGGATTGAGCCTTGAATCACCTTACGTTTCGCATCATCCGACCAAGTCGAATCCCAGTTGTCCACGCTCACAGCCCAAGCCAGCCAAGGCAACAAATGTGCAGGGCAAGTGCTGGCGTTCCATACGTCGCGCACAGGCACATTCACATCGTGTTTGACGGCTGTGACTTGTTCAATATTGCGTTCTAACATTGTGACGTTAGGTGGCAGTAATGTATTAAACATTGGTTGCCCCCATTGTCACGTTGATAGTTGTCACATGAGCAGCTTGATATGCTGTAGTCACTACATCATCAATGGGTTGGGCGAGGGTCACATTTTGCACGCCTTCAACATGTAATGCTGCCAAAATGCCGCTGCGTGTAATGTCATGGCCAAGTTTGTGGTGGGCATCTAAATATGTAGCCAGGCGAAGCTCCGCTTCGGTTTGTAATACCGCTGCATCAGGCCCTGGGTACACAGTAAGCGTCGCGGCAATGGCAAAATCAACAATTGTCGCAGGAAGTACGGTCACGCGATCACCAATCGGGCGCACGGTTTGATCAGACAACGCCGCGAGCACGGTATTCATTAAAATTTGTGTCGGTATACCAGTACCCGTGCGAGATAATATCACTACATTCACGACGCATGGTGTAGGTGATTCCACGGCTGCATCAAGCACTTCTGCATCCGCCGACATCGCGTGATACAAATATGACCCCGCAGGACCAGCCACTGATTCTCCAGAAAAGGATAATAAAAAACGGTGACGAAGTTCCGCATCGCTTTCCATGATGGGCGCAACGGGAGGCACCGCGTTGGCATCGCCTGGCACAAGCTCTAAGCGCACAATGTTTCGCCACGCACATAAGTTATCTAAGTCCGTGCCTACAGCATGAGCAAGCGTCACAGCTTTAACAGCATCATTCACGCGCTGACGTAAGATCAACTCTCGATACGTATCTTCTTCGAGCAATTTTGTGAGAGGCTCAGATTCAACAGCAAGCACAACTGCCAAAGATGGGTCACGTGTTATCAAATCACTTTTACGTTGTTGCAATAGCGTTTCAAAATCCAATGCTTCTACAGCGTTTGGGAAAGGTATTTTGGATAGATCAATCACAGCGCCACTCATATAACCACCCCTTCAAGTTTGACGGTTTTACCATTCATTAAATCGGTGCCTTCAATACCTAACGTCACATGACCAGGTGTCTTCATATCCACAAAAACCTGTGATACCTGAAACTCTGTTTCCCATTTTGCAATGGCTTCGGCGGTGGCGTGAATCATGTCAATCATCAGCCCTGGACTCATCGGTTTGTCTGTTAAAGAGAATAAACGTGAGCCATAATCACGACGCTTGACCCTTGACCCAATTGGTGTGCTCAAAATATCAGCAAGGCGTTGCTTCAAGTGCGCACGACCTCCCAGCGCTTTGCCTGTAGTTGCGTTGAGACCCATCATGAGACCTTATAACTCCCAACACTTGAGCCAGTTGTTACTGCTACAGCTGCGTTTGCTTGCACTTCATCCACTACGGCATTGGCAATGGCTTCCGCAAACTTATTCACCCATGAGTGCGCGCCAGTGGCTTCGGCACCCAAAACTGTCATCTCATTTACAATTCGGGTTTTAAGTCCCGCTTTAGAAAGTGCCATTATTTACCTGCCTTCACAGTTGCAGACCCGTCTGAATGCGGAAGCCCCGTCAGGGCGCAAATGCATTCTTTGGTAACGACGCCTGCGCCATTATTCATCGCGACCACTGTGCCTGTGATATTCACATTGCCGCCTGCCTGAACTGTTGCACCTTTGGTTGTTGTAACATTCAGCGTGCCTGCGCTGGTGATGACCACATCAGAAGTGGCATCTGGCAAATCAATGCGCAATCGATGTGCTGCTTGTTCATATTCAATCACTGCACCGTCTTTAAAATGAATGGATGTAGCATCAAGGTTGTTGTCGGGTGCAGCATGTGCATTTTGGTACAATGCAGGAATAACAAAACCCTGAGCCAAATCTCCAAAGGGTGAAAACACCACCACCTGCTCACCCACGCTTGGAGCCCACCAGCTTCGCGCATTGCCAGCACGTGCCGCTAGCCAGGGTAACTCTGCCGTGGTTAACTCATCAATCATAATACGGCAACGTGCAGCACCTGCGTTTACAGACACGACTTCACCCACACGAATCATATTCGCCATGCGGCGTTCAAGCTCTGCTAATTCAAAACTCATGAGAGCACCTGCTCAACCTGATTGCCTGTCTGCACAGCCACACTAGACGGCAATGAGCTACCATCCACTGGCAGCTCATCAAGGTTGATGGTTTGTTTCCACACCACCAACCAGATTGCATAACCAGCCTTATCAGCAGCACCTGAAGAACGATTTTCTAATTTTTCAATTTGAGCCGCATACACATCAGTGAGCGCCCATTGGTTATTATTGATTGTTAGCATAACAGAGCGCGCCAACTGACGCGCTGCTTTAGCGCGATCAACTGAACCTCTGGCACTTCGCGTAATAATGAATGCACCCGTGCGACACACGAACGCAAGTTGCCCAGTGCTTGGTTGCTCACCAGCAGGTACACCGCCGAGGGGAACCATCAGAATGCCACCGTCTCTAGGCGCAATTTTCTTTAATGCTCCTGCTGACAAATCACCAGAGTATTCTTCAACTTTGGCAATCCCAACAATACTCTTTAAGCCATTGGCCATTGCGGCTTCGTATGCTTCAAATGTCGGCATTAGAACGAACCGCTAGTATTTTCACGGCTAAATACTCTGCCACCCGACACCATTTCAGCTTGATTGCTTTCCGCAGGTTTACCACCAGCTTGATCAACACCCACGCTAGCAACACCTTTGCTCACATCTTTGAGAAACGAAATTGCTTTGTCGTATGCTTTTTCAACGCGTTCCGTAGCGTCATCATCATACAAAAAGTAGCGCGCAATATCTGCGGCATAACGTGCCAGCGATGTGGGGATGTTCGCCAAAGGTAAAGTGTACCTAGCTGACAAATAACCATTAATCACACTATCCGCATCTGCCAATGCCTGATTAAGAACAGTGTCATCAATGATATCTGAAGGAGGGACGCTCCGATCAGTGAGCTGGATAAGCTCATTCTGACCGAAGCGATCAATCATACCTTGTTTGGTACAATATAAAGGCATGCCTTAAGCCGCCTCTACCTTGATGGTTGCTGTTGACACAGCCAAACATGGCTCATCTTCAAGTTGTTTCATTTGCGCTTTGGTCAAATCAGTTACAGCAATAACTACAGCTTCTTTGCCAAAGGAAAATCCAGCACGGCGAAAGCCTTGCTTAGTGGATGTTACTTTGATTGCAGGCTGGGTTTTTGTAGCATCTTTCTTAGCTGCTGGCTTTTGTTCAGCAGAACCTAAATCCTGTTTTTGTTCTGGGGCGTCTTTCTTTAGTTCAGTCATATGTACCTCGATGAGAAATTGGATTTAAGGGAAAGAAGGAGCGGCCTCAGCCGCCCATTCAGTTAGTTAGTTAATTATGCAACCGTGCCATCTGAAGCCCAGGCCAGTTGCCAGAAGCCATAGCCAGCTGCACCACGTGCTTCTGCACCAAACTTGAACATACGGCGGTTGAACACATCATCAGAAGCCATATCTGTTTGTGAAACAAACACAGGGTCTTTACGTTTCTGATAGATGAATGGTTTGACCACTTTGCGTGTATCAAGCAGGAACCATGCGGTGTCAGATGTTAACCAGTCTCCAACGACAACCTCAGCTTTGCCCTTGTATGGGTTTGGTTTACCATCTTCCAAACGGTCGTTGGTCATCAGTGCATCGGCGGTATCTTCCAATGCTGGTGGCACCAATAAGACGTTTGGCCGAACGCCCAGTGGGCGGCCTTCATTATCCTTGAACTTCCGCATCGCAGTACGTGCAGCACCAAAGCTTCCTTGTGCTAGTGCCAATGTTGCGATGGATAGCTTCTTGGTACCTTTATTTGATACACTTGCTGATTGGCCAGTGGCAGGATCAGTCACAGGGTGATCAACATCAAAGAAGTACTGTCCATCATAACATTCAGTGGTGAATGCTTTGTTTACTGCTTCATAAACCAACTCATCTTTCATTTGAGCTGCTGACTCGCCAGCCATTTGCGCCTGGGGGCTATAAATACCGAGGGCATCATCTTCGATATCATTACGGTCGACTTCGACTGTTGCCTCAAAATCATCATTGGTAATAGAGTACTTTGAAGCCTTTAATGACTTGATTGATTTTTCATCAATCCATTTTTTCATGCGAGGAAATTTGGACAACCATGCATAATCATTTTTACTGCCCGTTGAAGGCACTTCCATTGCAATTTTAGCCCATGTTGATTCAGCATTATTAAAGGCATTGTTAAATAACGTTTTGATTGTGGTAAAGGCGGCAGTGATTGATTCTTTATTTACTAATATGCCACCAAAGGCCACTGATGTGAGCAGCTCAGGCGAGTTCACAGTAAGCAAGTAGCTCCCAGAAAAAGCAGCCGCTGGGTCTATTGCTCCAAACCCGAATACTGCGACAACAGCAAGCACCGCAAGGACAGGTGTATATAACATTAATTTTTTCATGATTGTCTCCTCAGACTTTTATTTTTTACTTATTTGATCCAGACACCATCAGCATCTATGTTTGCAACAATTCCAGTAGCAGAACGAGTTCCTACGCCATTTGTTCCAGCCACCGTTTCATCATCAACGATGTAGGCCACTTTACCTTGTGATGCCTGCGTTACAGGATCTGCAGCCAAGTTTTTAAATTGGAAGCGTTTGCCTGTGCGAACCTTCACCTTTACTGCTCCATCAACACCAAGGGTGTTGTCCACGGCTTCTTCAGCGCGACCCTCATAGATCAAGTTCAAAGCCGTAGTGCCTGGCGCAGCAAAACCAGCTACATTCGCAACAATAAGCGCGCCTGCATGGATGTTTACTCCAGCAGCCACGGGAATTGAGCGTAGCTCACTATCTTTCATGGGTGTATTTCGATCTTGAGTAAGTGCCATTGTTTATTCCTCACCATCTTTGTTTTTGAGATATTCATTAGGGTTAACGCCCATCTGAGAGCAAACAGCCATTTCAGTTTCTGACAACATATGTGCGTCTTCACCTTCAGGCGTTTTACCTTTTGTCTGAGTACTTTTAAGAGCTGCGATTCCAGTAGCCGTATCCAGATATGTTTTGAGCGCCGTGATATCGCTATCACCAAGTTTCTTAGCCCATGCTTCCTGAGCAGGAAGTAGACGGCCATCTTTAAGGCCTGCAACAACCAGTTCGCTTACTTCATTATCAAGGTTACCTTGCTTCAGAGTTGCCAATTCAGTTTTGATACCCTCAAAAGCAGCCAAATCAATGTGTTTGGTTGGGTCAAATTGCGTTTGTTTTAATGCGGTAACTTCTACACCTTGCGCATTAGATGCTTTTGCTTGTTGCTTTAGCGCAGCAATGGCTGACTCAATGTCATCATCACTGGCGTCCGCAGACAGGCTTAACATCGCGATAAGTAGTTTGCGATCCATAGTGTTATCCTCCTGAGATAGGTTGTTATATTTAGCCGCCAGCGCGGCGACTTCGTTCATGCCGTCAACGGCAGGGGTGTTGGTGAGTGCTGCGTGTAAAAAACCACGCACTTCACCAGAACCTTTTGCATAAGGGAGGACGGGAGAAATAAAGCCGTATTCGCCAGAGTCTATAAACTGGCGAGCCCGCTCAGTCCATTGAACATCAACAGCAAAAAGACCAATTCCTTCGCGCCATTCAAATTTTGAAAATGTTGCTGCACGAGGCGCGGGCTGACCGTTCTTATCAGATAGAAGCGTCTGATGTTCATAATCAATAATGTAGGGGGTTTTACGAACTTCGGCTCTTTGAATGATGCGTGCGGCAATCGCAGCATTTATAAACCAGAAAGGAGCATCATGAGGGCGACCATCAATTGATCGAAACTCCCCTGCTGGGGTCAGCTGAACTTCATTGCTGGCTTGGGTAACCTCAATAGAGCAGACCGCAATAGCAGTCTGAATATGTTTTTGCTTGTGCTTCATGCAGCGAAGTGTGCGGCTTTGCGTGAGCTAGTCCGCCTGAAGCACTTCAGGCGAGATATATGTATTCGATGAGCCTACCGTAGAACAAGGTTAGCAATGCTGTCAATATGCATTACAACTATTGAAACAGTGTTACATAGGCGCAAGATGATCCAGAAGAAATGTCTCTGCTAAATCAAGAATAACATCTTGATCCTGTGCATTCACGCCAAGGATATTCCGCGCAGGTATATTTCTATCATCATTACCATAGTGCATGGTGGCTGCGCGAATATCACTGCTGCCAACGATAGCTTCAGATGCAGATGTTTGTGTATGAAAAGAATCCATCAACTGACCATGCTCAACAAGAATCAAATCAGCATTCTTTGTTTTACGTTCACGCGTCGATTCAGCCAACTGCTCCCAGGGCAAGCCATCAGGGTCAACCTGATCCTTAAACCTTTGCTTGGTGGATTCCAAAAGATGTTCGCCGATATCAGCAAACAATGGCGCCATGTTATGCCCCACCTGTTGTAGTTTACCAAACACTTGCTGCATTTGCCTATCATCCACATCAATCGATATGAGCTCACTTGCACCTGCCATGATTTACTCCTAAACTTCGCTTATGCTCATTGTGTACTAGAGGTTCCCAGTACCGTGCAATGATACACAGAGTTAAGGCTGCGCTGGGACGTGGCCTTTCTTTTTTTAAGGCTCTCGCTTATATAAACGCACACCTACACGATTCTTCTCAATTTTCTGATTCAGTTCATCGACACTCAATGACGCATGTGCCGTAATACCGTGCCAGCCATTACGATAATCCATGACCACCAATGATGTATAATCTTCATCGCCTACCGTGTAACGCGAAATATAAATGCGCTCCGTAATGGCTTTCCCTTGCTTGTTGTGCCACACCATGCGTGTCCATATTTCATCAGGGTCTTTTATCGTTTCCGCCAGCATCACAATTTCTTGGCTGCGTGATCGTTTACCAATCTTCCAAGAGCCATCGTGCTTTTTAAATAAACTCTCTGATACAACAACCGCTTCGCCTGTAGCATCTGTATATATTGCGTGCTTGCCAATATCTGCACCAAACGGTTTTAAGAATGCGCGCACATAACCTTCTTCTTGCCCTGCCTGCATCACAGGCAGCAGCTTATTTTTTTCAAATTCACGTGGGGAAGGCATCAGGTCACCTGCAGAATTGGCTGGCAACGCTTTTTCAAAGCCGTGAGGTGCGGAGCTTGCAGAGGGGGGCACATGGTGATGTATCCACGCACTGCGGCCAGGTGCATACGCAAAGCCTGGGCTCACGCCTTCAGGCACATCCACTGTGCGCGGATTGAGCGTGTTGTTGCCCACAAGCACCTTGCGCATTGGAATATCTGGTGAAATAGCTGGTGACAAACCTTTCTGCTTCATCCGTGTTTTACTCATGCCTGTCACATAACAACGGCAACCCCAACCATTCGGTGGATAGTGCGTATTCCAGAACGAGTCATCTTTTGATAACACCAAACCATCCCAAGCCAAGTGTTGTTCACGCGGATTGTTGACACCAATCGAATGATGGTACTGCCAGTACTCTAACTTTTGCAGCTGCTCGTGCCGACCTGCAGCATAAGATGTGCGCAAATTAGTTTCGTAAATCACACGTGTACGCCAACCGCGCTCACCGTTGTATGCCCAACCATGCTTGGCAACGCTCTTATCAAAGTCCTTGCGGAACTCTGCAAGCGTGGTGCCGTGCTCGATAGCCTTCTGTACAGCTGCTTGCATATCTTCAAGTAAGGCCATTTTGGTTGCACCTGCAACCACGAATGCGTGGTCATGATTGCTTTGCCAAATGTCAGTCCACCCACGGGTGGGCAGAGCTAGTTTTTTTCTAAAAAATGCTATCTGTGCATCAAAAGGCAGCGATCCATACTTTGCATCACGCATAACTGCAATCTGTAACAGCATTGTAACACGTCAGTGCGCGTTTTCGGGCTGCCAGTCGGGTGAATACTCGTTTCAACCCGTTAAAATACATCTGTGGCGATTTACGGTGATCATTATGCATTGCTTTTCCCCAGGGAATATTCTCTGCTGAAGCATTCACCTAATCGACCACCACTTCTCGCTGACCTGCGAGGTCGGCAGTGGCAAATGCTTTGGTCATGAGTTCTGTCAGCTGATTGGCATTCATCTCGCCAAGCAATTCAGGAATACGGTCAGCCAACTCTTCCAAGCTTTCCACCTCATCCATCAGCCCGCGCACCTGGTCAATCATCTTATCGGTAATCGGAGCAGCTTGCGCTTCAAGTTGGTCGGCAAGGTTATCGACCACATAGGTGTTGTCGCTAGCATTGGCTTTTAAAGCATCTATGCCCACTTGCTTAAGCGCAGCACCTGCACTGGGCACACCCAACACGCCTTCGTCTTTATCTGGCTGAGGGATATTCAGCTTGTCATGCACGTAACGTTCAGGGATGCGCATGCCAACACCCACCAGCTTCGGAATAGCTTCAGCATACAGCGCCATATCTTCAGGCTCCCGTGTATCAAAAACAAAGCTTGGTGCTCGGCGCGGGCTGATGCCTGCGCTGTTCAAAGCTGCAATTGGATACACAAGATACTTCTTCAGCGACGATGCAACCTGGCGCGCATCGGCCACAAGAAGATCATGACGCACTTCATTGTGGACATTACCCAATGCGTTGGTACTTGAAGCACCATCGGCTTGACTGGTTAGTGTGCCACCAAGGATTGCCTTAGATTGTGTTTTCTCACACCAATCAAGCATAGCTTGGTAAGGGTCGGACTGACCTTTAGCAGCATCCTTAAACTCAATTTCCATTCCTTGCGGAATAATACCTGCAGCAGCATGCCCAATACCAACGACCGCACGCAGCAAAGTTGCCTTGTCATCATCTGATGCACCTGATTGATATTTACCCAGACGTAAAGGCAAACCATAAATTTCAAGGAACTCTGCTAAGTCGCGAATGCTGTAATTTTTAAACAAGAATGGCCAAGCCAGTACGCGATGCAAGCCACCACGTGTCACATAACCCGACTTGGCTTTGTGAACATGTTCAATCCATCCAAACGGCTGCAGAGGTTCTCCCATACCGCTGGGATCACGTAAACGGATATCATCACGATCATGCTGAGGAACCATAAACCATGAGGCTGGTCTGTGTGTGATTTCAGAGGGTAGCCATTCTTTGCTATGCTGCTCCCACTCTATTTCAGCGTTACTGAACCCTTTACCAATGGCATCTGCCATATCAAGAATCACATCTTCAAAGTTATCAATATCTCGAATAATTTCTTCAACTAGTTCGGCTTGCCTCTTCTCTTCAGACGTGGCGTTGCGCGGAGCGCGAATGCTCCATTCAAGACCAGCGATTGCTCGCTTACGCTTGGAAAGCTCTGCGTAGATATGGCCGTCTTTTTCTTCCATATCTTCAAATAAGTCACATTGACCTTTAAGGTTGCCTGTCTCTGCTTCATCAAGAATGCGTGCCAAGCGAGCTGGTGTTAGCCCTCGCGTTGGATGGTCAGCAAACTCACGGTGCAACATGCCAAGCTTGGATTCTTGTCGTTCTGCTTGTTCTGCAAGCAACAAGCCTGTATCGATAGGGTTGCCGTTGAGGTCTAAAATTCGTGAGTCTACCATGCGCCACCTCCAGTATTTACATTCAAGTCATTGTCATTATTCGAGCCACCACCCCATTTACTTGCTTTGCTGGGGGCTGATGTCCACTCACTTTTAAAGGTTGGTGTAGAGGCAGCCTCACACGCCAAAGCCAAAGCCCAAAACCTATCTGCATGACCATCGTCTGTGCGCTCAGCAGTAAAACGAATGTTCCCCGATGGTGTTGTTGTTTTTGAGACCATGCGCAAATCGGCACGGATCACTGGATCAAAAGGCAGACGAATCTTCTTATCTTCCATGCGACCACGAACAGGGTATGCAAGCCGCTCTTTGACTGCCCCTGAAAAAGTTACCAGCTCAATGCAATATTCACCGAACTCATCCTCTGCATCATCGCCCCAACCAATGCCAAGCCCCGTGTAATCAATACAGGTACGGCGCATGCATGCCAACCACGGCCACAATATTTTCTCTTGGGCTGACTTACGCATCTTCTCCAGGCAAATAACTTTGCGTGTATAAAACACATCGCCCAAACGCTCAATAACCCATAAAACCGTCAAATCTTTTTTGCGCCCAATATCCATACCTGCGTATAGTTCACGATCACCACGTTGTGCCTCTTCCAATGATATTTCCCAGCGCTCAAAACTTTTATATTCTGAATCCGCAATGAGGTCATATTCAAGAAATGCACCCTCGTCATCACCTGGCACGCACATATACTCTTGCTGAAAGGTCTCTTCATCAGCACAACCCGATTTGATGAAATCGAAGTACTCGGCTTCATCCATTGACTGCTGCTCGGCTGAATCGGGCAATGCTTGTTGTAGTTTATAAAGGACGCCTTGATTCAAAGCATCTTCCAATGTGACACGATGCAAGCTTATTTTCTTCGGATTGTCCCGCTCACGCACTTCAGTAATCAACTCATTAAAAAAGTTCTTGCTACCACGATGCGTTGAAAAGGCTTCCATCTGACCGCCCCACGTTAGTCCAGGGTAGGCAATCGACCAAAGTTTGCGGGGGTCTTTATGCAAGGCAAATTCATCAAGCACACGACCACCACGTTTGCCTGCTTGAGCATCAGGATTGCTGGACATGGAGTAAATCTTTTTGCCAGTATCAAATTGCAATACCAAAGCCATCATGCCTGTCTTTACATCAAGAACCACCTCGCCAAGGTCGTGTGCCGCCATATTCAGAAGCTTCGCCCACATCTTACAATCATCAAGAAATAACCTTGCCTGAATCTCATCGCGTGATGATATCCACTGATCGTTACGTGCCCCTTGAATCGCTGTGCGTTCAACAGTCGGATATGCGCTAGTCCATGTCCAGCCAATCTGGCGCGATTTTTCAGCCAACTTCAAGCGTGACGTATCATCAATCCATGCTTGCTGATAAGGCAGGAAAATTGCATCTGGGTTGGCAGGTAGGCATTTTGCATTGCCTTTATGCTTGGTCATTATCCATGCCCAAAACATCGCGGCGAATAGCTGCAATCGTTTCTTCAGACACGCCTGCTTTACGTGCTGTTTTGTCCACTTGCTTCGCAGCTTCTTCCTTTGCAATCTGGCGCTCATCTTCGCGAATATCGCGTTCACGATCATCATTGATCACTGCTGTTTTAGCCATGCGTGACATCGCTAAAGAAATGTTAGCCAGAAACTCTTCATCCACATCCACATCACCGTTCATGGCTGCTTGCACACGCTTCCACGCTAGCATTTGCGCCATGTTGTTTCCGTTGACCAAGAACGATGTAGGGTCATCACCAAACTCTTGTTGAATAGCCCGCATCTGACGCACACTGTCACCGATAGACTGCTGCTCTAGCTTACGCATGCGGCTGTATCTACCAACCGCTGAGCGGCTAATCGGTTCAGGTAATTCAATCTCACGCTTATCAAGTTCAGCAAGCAGCCAGTCATGATGACCATCAATATCATGATACTGTGATGCCAACAATCGCTGATCGAGCTGCTCTAGCAAATCATCGGGCAAGGATTCAAGCTTGCTACGTGGTGCCATTATTATTCACCAGGACGAAGGCGACGAATGCCAGGCACACGTGCCGCGCCATTCGCTACATCAAGCCCACGCTCAGTAATCGTTGAAACTGTGGAGGCACTAACTTTTTCAATGGTTACCAACCCTTGCTCTTCAAGCCACGCGAGGTCTATCCGAATGGTATCGGAAGATTCGGTGTGGCCGTATTCACTTAAAAGACCACGCAGAACCATATCAGAAATAGCATAATCATTTTCGCTTGCTAAAGCCTTGAGAATTAACAAGCGGCGGTCTTGTCGTTTGTGTTCTGCAAAATCCATTATTTGTTACCTCCTTTTATCATAAATTCGTGAATCAAATCAAGTGTGTGCAACTTGCCTTTAATCTCGCTCACATTTTTATCTACGCTGCCAATGCGCTGATAGATAGGAGATAGGTCATTGTGTCCGATGGCTTGGCTTAATCTTGATTCCATCCCAGCCATTTTTTCTTTAATCGCAGCAACATCTTCATGGGTGGCCTGTTCTAACGATTCAATTCGCGTAGTGTTTGTATTACGTTTTTTTTCTAGGTAGATATATATGGCGATAACGCCAGTAATTAAAAACTGAGCAATATCAACAATGGTCTTGATATGAGTAGCATCCATTATGATTCACCCTCGTGTATCTCTTGGCATGGAACGCAGCGCACTGCATGCGGCAAAACCATCAGGCGCATTTTCTTGATGATATCGCCACACTCTTTACATATCCGATCTCCATGCTCATCAAGTTCAGGGGTTTCATGCTTTCGATATCGAATAGCATCAATAGCATGCTGACGCGACTCTGCTTCTAATTTTTCTGCTTGATCTGCAATATCAGTCATTATTTAGCTCGCCCCTGCAGCTTTTCAACCGTTCGCAAGCCTCCCAAGCCGAGCAGGGACACAACGACTGTCATCAGCGGCGCAAAATCCAATGAAGGCGGTGGCGCCATAGCTGGTGAATAAATGAAAAGTGCGTAATTTAACAATGGCTGGATCACGAATTGATATAGCAATGCAAGTGCACACACCCAGCCAATGGCTGGTCGCCATCCCGCGACAAAAATCGTGCGGTGAGCAGCTTCAATCTTGTTTAATTCTATTTGCGCAATATTCGGCTTTTGCGCAAGTCGTGTTAGAACCTCTTCGTGGGTCAATCGCTCATCATCAGATGTGAATAGCTTATCCATGACGTTTCCAACTGCTTCGATAGGCTGGGCAGCGGAGCTTCCTAAAATTGATGATAATATGCTCATATCAGCCTTCCCAGAGATGCTGTTGTTGAATACGTACTGGCTCAGTAAGCCACTGGCTGACATTAAAATTCGGGCAAGTTTTATCAGCGTTGAATTCATGATGACCATGCACCGTGCTCGCGGGGTATTGCAGCCCGAGATCGGCAAGCAGTTGATGCAGACAATCCCATTGGGGTCTGGTGAACTTATCATCACCGATTAAGCAAATACCAATAGAATTCTTATTGTGCCCTTTGACATGCGCACCAACCTTCTCAATGGGGCGACCTTGCTCAACCATGCCATCCAATGTGATGACATAATGATAGCCAATACCCGACCAGCCGCGCTCTTTGTGCCAGAGATCAATATCTGAGGCGTGGGTTTCGCGGCCGTTTGGCACATCCGCTGTATGAATTATAATTTTATGAATGTCCCGCACAACAGCTACCCCTGCGGGTATAAATTGAGAGGCATCGGGTTTCGCGCCCAATGCCCCTCTCACCCACAACAGGGCAATACTGAATATCTATCTTGATGATTCCGCATGAAGCACTTCATGCGAGTGGGGTTTGGCTTGAAAGCCTACGTTAGACTTGAAATGTCAAGCTTGTCAAATTACTTATGGTCATCTATTTTAACAATTTCCACAGATAAGTTATCTCTTAGGTATTGTAGTTTTTTTTTCGTTTCTGCCGAAACATTATTATCTAACATTTGTTCATCAATTCTTTTTATCTTTGCTTTTAAGTTGCGCCGTTGCCCGATGGCTTCCCCGTTAGCAGGCCTTATCAATATATATAACCATGTAGTAGTAGCCACTAAAATCGCACTAAAAAAAGGAACAACTAAAATAAGCTCCTCTTGTATAGGGCAAACTTCCGCATATTTTTGAATAAGCCCGGTTATTACAAGTCCCAACGAACCAATAGGAACAACCTGCTTTCCAATTGTTACAGAAGTTTTTTTTTGTCTAGAGGCTTTCGCCATCAATGATCTTGTGCTTTACGGTTTTTTTGTATCTTATCAAGTATGGAAAGAAGCTTATCATCATTATCTAAATGTATAGAGTCACTATGCTTCATACCACTTTTATCTATATAAGAAAGCTTTATGTTTTTTCCAAAATATGCGGTTAAAATAAATCCCATTAGGCGATGAAAGAAAATGCAAACATAGACTAATATAATTAGTCCTCCTAAGAGAATTAAAGCCTCCATCATTTCTGTTTCACTTCACTTTTCACATGCGTAATATATCGTGTTGTTGCAGATCTTGCTATAGTACGACTAACAACTGTTTTTAAATTTACTTCGAACCGGCGCCCAAAAACATAGCTTTCTTCCATATTTAATAGCCTATCTCGAAATGCCTGATCTTCCATTTTAACAACATATTCTTTGCCACTTAATTCAATTCGCCAGCCAGTCTTCTTTTTAATGTCAGCCGCAATGAATTTCACTCTAGCAGAAACATTCTCGTCAGGCTCTTGAGTTTTTGCCAAAGACAATCTTGTGAATGACTCTGATTGAGCCTTGTCTATCTGCAATGCAGGAAAGTCATCCTGCTTGTCCTTTTTAAATGCAACCGTTGTTGTTCCTTCATCCATAAGTGGAGCCCGCACAATATCTTCAAGAGCATTTCGAATCTTAGGATTGCTTACCAAGGCAGCCACATCTTTAGGGCAGTTAACAGCGTCACCATTCACATATATCTGAGCCTCAATAGAGTCATCAGCCGACTCTACCGCCATAATTTCCTCACCCTTAAGCCAGTTGATTGCTCCAATAACAGTTCCAGTTGCTGCTGCTCCACCCAAAAGACCAAGGGGAACTAGAATATTCTTTGCATTTACAAGCGACTGAATGAGTTCCACTTCAAAGCCAAATGAACCCTCAATAAACTCTGCATTAATGCGAACATCAATAGAGTTTCGCTCACCATTAAGCACATCATTGGTTTCATAGAGAAGAGTACCAAGAGCGGTTAAGGAATGCCCCAGTGTAATGATATCAATCTCATGCTTTTCATGGGCAGGTCCATCATATAATGCTACAAATTTAGTTGTGGTTGAATCCATCTTATTAAAGCTCCCTTTATATTTTAAGTTTTTAACTCTACACCTTACTTGTAACAGTCTGTAGCGGAGATTCAGAGGGGGCTTTGACTGCATGCTGCCAAAGATATCAAGATCGCAGCTATTAAAATTCGTTTCATAAAAACTCTCGAAGCTGAAGTGCCAGCTTGTTACATGCCTGACTTGCAGGTTTGCTGTCTAAATACTTTAATATAGCAGATATTAAAATGCGTGGAATTTTTACTGTCTCCATCAAACCCTCCGCTTCTAGCGTTCTTGCTCAACTAGAAGCTGCAAATCCTTCCATGCGATATTATGTTCTACAGACTTTTCAGCACAAACAGCGGCATCAGGCAGCAGCTTTTCCCTTTTACATGCCAGCCTCATTTTATCATAGATTGCCGCAAGTTCAGCATGCATAGAGGCTTCCCATGCAGCCTCACCATAATGTTTTGGTTTACGGTGCATACGCCGCTTGGTCGATGCAATTAAGCGTTTAAACTCAACTCTTGATTCATCAAATCGCCCAGCCTGCTGGAGAAATAGGGGCAATCGAAGATAGTGCTTTATGGGGTATTCCACATGAATCTTTAAAGATAGCTTCTGTGACTCTTCTAGGCATTCAATAGCCTCATCCCATTCTTTATTTTTGGATAGCTGTGTCGCCTCTTTATTCAGATCCCGAATTTTATCCTCAGCATCAGTGTTTTTACGCACAACTATTTTGACTGTACTATGCCGCTTCTTTGGCGAAACAGGTTTTCTATTCGATTGTTTTTTAAGTTGCTGGAGCGTTTCAACTTCATGCTGAAGGTTATCCTTTACTTCTCCTTGGGTGCCAAACAAATCCTTAAAAAAGCCCATGTTCCTCTCCTTAGTCCTTCACTTTTAATATTAAACCCTCTGTTGCGACGCTTGTTCTATTGTATCATACATACCTTAGGCTCGCTTCTTTTGCAGGGCTATGAACTCTGCAAGCTGCTTTTTCTCTTCCATAAGTTTTTTAATATCTGACTTACCTGCTGCATCGAGCTGTGCATACAACATAGCGATAGCTTCGCCTTCGCTGCGTGGCAAGACAGGCGCTGCACTGGCAACTCTTTGACCTGTTAATATATAATTGACATCGGCACCAGCGGCGGCGATTGCGGATAAATATGCGGAATCAGGATTCCTCTCATCTTTCTCATAAAGGCTTTGAGTCTTTCTTGTGACCCCTGCAATCAAAGAAAAATCAGCTTGATTTAGACCTAGACTACCCCTCTCAACTTTCAATCTGACACCGATAGAGCTCATTTATTCACATTCCCCTTGACTATGTAACCATATGGTTTCATTATTCGCCTTAATAAGTGGCTAGATAAGGTTGACTTATCAGGACACTTTTTAATGCAAAAATTAACAATTGCCGTTTTGAAATCTAAATAGGAGGAGCTTATGACCCCATCAGATATTAAGTCCGCGATGTTAAAACGCGGCATCACCCAATCAGAGATTTCTCTGGTTATTAAAAAAGACCCGTCTCTCATCGGAAAAGTCATCAACGGAAAATCCACCAACTTGACCATTCGAAAAGCTGTAGCTGATGCCATCAACACGCCGCTCATTGAGGTATTCCCCGACGAAGCATATCGCCGAGCGTCAGGTCGCATCCGTATCCCATCGGCTTATTATCAAGCTGCAATGGCGAGTGCTTGATGTTTAACTCGACAGGTTTCATTGCTGACCAGCCTTTGATTGGTGCCGACTACGTGAAGCGTCAAGCTGGTCAGCTAACTCACCCAAAGTCTTCCGAGCAGCATTTAAGATGTGATTCTTGTCATCTTTTGGCTGAACAGACTGGCGCAAACCCTTCGAAAAACGAGGGCCATCTATAATGTTATTTTTTTCTAATGCCACAGTCAGATCTAAACAAAGCCTACAAACGGCTTCTATTCTGCCTGCTAATTCATCAAAGTCATCGCTTTCCATGCGTGAAACATTACACATGGTGAAATACTGTTACAATTACAGAAACGTAAAAGTTTTGCCAAGTACGCCTAAAACAGGCTTACAATCATGAAGCGATTTTATAAACCCGCGACTTTAGACGATGCCGTTCAAGGCATGGTTCGGCATGGCAAACACAGCCCTGAACAACTTGCTGACTTAATCGGGTGGAACATTAGCAGCCTCTATCGAGCGGCAAACCCTAACGATGAGCAGGTGAAGTTTCCTGCGGATAAACTGATTGCCTGCATGATTGTTCAGGAAGATTTCTCACCACTTTACCACATGGCATCACGCTGCGATCAACTTTGTATTCCACAACCTAAAAAGCGTGGTCGCATGACTGTGGATGAGCTTAATTCATTACAACAACATCAGCTTGATGCTGTGGTGGCGCTTACGCAGTTCTTTTCGGGCAAGAAAAATCCCGACGACACCCGCAAAACAATTGAAGCAGCAATGGGATCTCTGGCGCGCGGTCGTTTAGCAGTAAATCACGGCATCAAGCAGGAGGAGCTGAACCTATGAGTGAAAGCAAAAAGCTTTATTCGTCAGATCAAATAACGCGCGCTTATAAATTAATCGAAGTCCTTGCGGGGCATGAATTTGAGCCGCTTGAAGCCAAGGAAATAAAAGAACTTACTGGTTGGGAAGGCGCAACTGTGACCCGCCAATGCCAGGCCGCCATGTCGGCAGGCATGGTAGAGCGAACGGTTGATGGTCGCTGGCGCTTAAAAGTGGGCGCATTCACCAATATCGCGATGTCTGTCATGCATGGGTCGCAACGCGCCAAAGCTCGCATGGATGATGAAATCAACAATTATACTAGGAGTGCATACTGATGCCTAAAGCCACCTCGCAAGAAAAGAAGGTTGAGCAAGCCGACACTAAACGTGTTGGAAAGCAAGCCGAAGAGACTGTCGCACAAGCTGATAAGGAGCGCATGTTGGCAACACAGCACGAGGGTGAGTTGAATCGTATTGCTGGCGATTTACCTGATGACCCGAAGGCGTTATGGATGTTTACTGAATCCAGCTTTATACAAGCAACAACATCTATCTTTGATACTGGACGTGCGTTGATTAAGCTAAAAGAGATTTTACCGCATGGCGCATTTGGCCCTGAATTAAATGAGCGGGGCATACCAGCCCGTACGGCGCGCAACTTCATGGCTGTGGCTCGCGCTTTTTCTGAACGTGGTGAGAAGCTTAAAAAATTAAGCCGTGCTAAATTATTCGCATGCTTGGAGCTATTTCCAGAGGAGCTTGATGCACTCGAAGATGGCGATTCAGTTTTAGGCATCACGCTTGATGACTTTGACCGCATGACTCCGAAAGAGCTTAAAGCGGCCATTAAAAAACGTGATACTGATCTTGAGATTAAAGATCAGCTTCTCGAATCCAAAAACAAGCAAATTGATTCGATTGCCACGGAACTTGAAAAGTCCAAAGGCAACATTACTGAAGGAGATGCTTCGCCTGTTGTTCAAGAGATAGAATCTGCGCAAGCGCAAATTCTCATACCTTTAATGAAACTGCGCGCTCGCGCTTTAAATTTTGAAGTTGATGCAGGCAACGGCAAAGAGCCTAACCGTGCAGAATACTTTGCCCTGCAAGCTGCATTGAATGTTTTGCGCGATGAAATGGCGCAGGCAATGGATGCCTTATACAACTGTGGCGGATCATTTCAGGCAGCTATTGCTGAAGCATCCATGCCAACGGATGCAGAGGGATGATCCGCGAGGGCGCATTGATTGAAGCTGCTGAAGCACTTCGCAATGCGAAGGGCGGAAAGTCAGCGATTGCTAAAGTGCAAGCGAAGCTTTTGGGGATATCGCCACAAACGCTGTACCGCCAGCTTAAAGCAAAAGGCTTGTATCAATCCGACCGTAAAAAACGCACGGATAAAGGCGAGATTCGGATTGATGGCATCACCGATGATATGATTATGGAAGTGGCTGCTTTGATGTTTACATCAAAGCGCAACCAAGGGCGCATCATCATGCCTGCTGAAGTAGCTATCGAAATTGCAGAGAGCAATAATAAGATACCTAAAGGTGTGCTACAGCCTTCCACATTGAACAGGCACTTGAGAAAGCTTGAAGCGGATAAACGCTCACTGCTTGCGGCAGAACCACATATCAAAGTGCGAAGCTTACATCCGAACCATTATCACCAGCTGGATTATTCAGTGTGTGTGCAATGGTATCTTGATAAAAAAGGCATGGGTGAGCGCGATATGGTCACCCAAGTTTATAAAAACAAGCCTGACAACGTTGCCGAGGCTCACGCGAAAGGTAAGCCCAAGCTCATTCGTGCTGTGCTTACCGACCATTTTACTGGATTGATATTCATCCGTTACTACTACATTGCTGGTGAGTCTGCTCGTATGGCCATTGATTTTTTAAGCCACGCTTGGCGCGAAAAAGATGATGGCAACCCTTTTCATGGTGCCCCTCTTTTGCTGGGTATTGATAAGACAGGTGCGCACAGAGACAGCGGATTTTTGGCTTTTCTTGATGCACTAGGAGTTCAGCCTGAAACACATGCGGCTGGAAACTCCAAAGCATCGGGACAAGTGGAATGTGCACAGCGTATTGTGGAGCAACGCATTGAATCAAGGCTACGTATTTCACCTGCTAAATCGGTGGATGCATTGAATGAAGTCGCAGCCCAAGAATGTCGTAAGTTAAATGCCACTATGCGCCATTCCCGCCATCGCCAAACACGCGCTGGATTATGGCAAATGATTAAACCTGAGCAGCTACGCTCCATTCAGGTGGATCATGATGATTTGCTTGCGCTGGCAAATAAAGAAAGCCGCAGCGTAAAAGTGAAAGGTGATTATACCGTTCAATTTGATGGTGATGCTTACAAGGTTTTTGATATACCAGGCATTACACCACGCATGAAACTTGAAGCTCGTCGCAATGTGTTTGATGCGGGTGTGATTCAGATTCGTACCCATGCCGATGAGCCTTGGATTTCAATAAGCAAAGAAGAGCGCATGACCGACCTTGAAGGCGGTTGGGCGGTGGGCGCCCAAATTGTAGGTGAGGGATATAGCAAGGCACCTGAAACAACAGCAATGCAACACAGCAAAGCCATGACTAGGGCGGCATATGGAGCTGACACAGACCGTGATGCTGAGAACGCTATCAAACGACGCGAAAAACCATTCGCTGGTGTGGATGCATTCCAATCAAGCAAAGACTTCAAACACCCATCATACATGAAGCGGCAAGGCACAAGTATCCCACTTGCTGCAACTACTGAACCAGCGCCCATGCCATTGCTACAAGCCTTTAAGCTTATCCGTAAACGCCTTGGCCGAGCATTTAGCACTGAGGAAAATATTCAACTTAGAACCGACTACCCCAACGGCATGAACGAGGATGATATCACGACTTGGCTCAAAGGTGATCAAGCAAGCAACCCAGTACTAAAAGCTGTCGGATAAAAAAAAGGAGGAAAGGAGGAGATGAAATGCACTCACAACAACAGCGCAAGCCCATACCACCCAGAAAAAATACCACGCCAAGAAAACGTGATATTGGGCGGTGGGACACGATGAAGCCGATCAAGCTTAAGGGCATCCTTGTGGGACATAATATCGCAGCAGGTGATATGGCTGAGCAAATTAGGAATAGGAAAGGAGCAACGCTCTCTCGCTCAACGATTTACCAAGCTATGAACAAAAGCATTTTTCCCGAAGTCAGCACACCTGATTTTAAGGCTCAAGTTGAAGCATTTTTGCGCGCCAATGACGTGTCTGAGGCGAAAATAAAAATCTGCTGGGAGCTGGCTCCTGAAGCCGAAATCATTCCACTTCATACCATGCCTAGCGACCAAAAATATCGCATTTTAACAGGCATCGCGAAAAAGAAAGGCGAAAAAATAACAGACTTAATCACGGAGGCCACAATGCTTACACCCGCTGCAAACAAACACTTCACATTATTCAGAAGCCCATTTCTTTCGGATATCAATCAGGCATCGGATGTATACATGTCATCATCACACCGATATGCGCTAGCAAAGATGGATGATGCGGCAAGAAATGGTGGCTTTGTTGCCGTGGTTGGTGAATGTGGAGGCGGAAAATCGGTGTTACGGCGCATGCTTGTTCAGCAGCTTTTAGATGATGGTGAAGTGAGGGTAATCCAACCCCAAACGATTGACAAAAACGCGCTGAATTCAGGGCATATTCTTGATGCGATTATTGATGATATAAGCCCTGGCACTTCGGCGAAACGCTCACGCGAAGATAAAGCTCGGCAGGTGAAGAGTATGCTAGTCAACTCTAGCAATGCCGGTCAAAAACATGTGTTAATCATTGAAGAAGCGCAAGACCTATCCGTGTCTACTATGAAAATCCTTAAACGGCTTTGGGAAATTGAGCGAGGCATGAGTAAGGTGCTCGGCATTATCCTGATTGGGCAACCTGAACTGCGCAATACGCTCGACATACGCGCTCATTTTGAGATACGCGAAGTGATTTTAAGATGCTTGGTTGCCGGCCTTGGGCCACTGGATGCAGACCTTGAACAATACGTGGAATTCAAGCTGGCTCGCATCGGCAAGAAAACATCCGATATCATGGCAGATGGTTGGGCTGATGCAGTGCGCCAATGCTTAACCAACCGTGATGGTTATTCAGCCCTCTATCCATTGCACATTCATAATCTTATGGCTCGAAGCATGAACATGGCTGCCGAATATGGTGAGCCGCGCGTGACCCCTGACATCATCAAGGGGGCTTGAATGAATCAACTACTGACACAAGAAAAAATTGGTCGGTGTGATGGGTGTGCGCTTATTGATCATCATTTGATTGGGGGGCTTTGCCCAGTCTGCAGAGGAACGGGAGGAAATAAAAATGAACTTAGAATTATTACTGATACTGATTGCATCAATTGGGCTGTCCTTAAGCGGATACTGTCTGTGGGTCATCCTTTGCACGTCAAACCCTCGCGCAGATAAGACACTTATGATCAACAGAATTTTGGATAAAGGAGATAAGTAGTGAGTGATGCATACATGACAAATAACAAAGGGCACTTGGTGCCCAAAGAGCAAGTATCAGATTTAGATATGCTCCGCGACAACTTGGTAAGCAACATTGCAGCAACCTTTATCGCGGAGCGCGAATCACTACGGCTTCTTAAGCAAACCGTGCTTGATGAAATTGCTGCATTCGTTGAATTAAGTGCTGAGCAGTACGGTGCGAAGGTTGGTGGTAAAAAAGGAAACATCAACCTGCTTAGCTTTGACGGAACTTATAAAGTCAGCGTTCAAATATCTGAATACATTGTATTTGATGAGCGCTTGCAAGTGGCTAAAAGCCTGATTGATGAATGCATCCACGATTGGAGTAATGGTGCAGATGATAAAATTCTGACCTTGGTCAACGATGCGTTTCAGGTCGATAAAGCAGGCAATGTATCTACCAGTCGCATACTTGGCCTTCGCCGCTTAAAAATTGATAATGAGAAATGGCAGCAAGCCATGCAAGCCATTGCTGATTCGATGACTACGGCAGGCAGTAAGACCTATATCCGTGCTTATGAGCGTGTTGGATCCACTGATCAGTGGAAAGTCATCTCGCTTGATTTTGCTGCGCTAGAGGTGGTGTGATGACGGCTCCTAATCAGCCTAATATTGATCAGTCTCATGAAAATATACAGCAAAATAGTGTAGAAAACATTATTCATCCAGAGATGTCAGAAACAGCAAAAAGAAACTTGATCAAAAAAGCCATCTGCGTGTTAGATCACTTTCAAAAAAAGCGTGGCTTGAGTGATAAAGAAGCCTCAATCACATTGGGTTTTTCAAAAAGTAATATAGCTCAACTACGCAAGGCATTTGCTACCAACAGGATGGGTCATAAAGCTGCTGAGAAACTTATGAGCCGAATAGAAGAATACCTTCTTAATGAAATTAACAACTACCAACATTCTGAATCTAACCCGCTGAAAGAACCTGAAGAGCCAACATCAACAAGTGATTATATCCGCGATATTCTATCCGCTCACTTTGAGACTCAAACAGATTATTCAATCCGTGAAATTCAAGAATCAGCCAATGAGATTGATTTGATTTTAAGCGCCAAAAGAGTCGGTGCGATTGTGCGTATTACCGCTGATTTAAGCGTTGGTTCATTGAAATGAAAGTAACATGTCCAGCATGTGGTTCTGGAGGCTCTATCAGTTTATTTATTGCCGATATTGATGCACGCAAAGCGGTGTTATCAGCCGCCAAGCTGCCGTCGGACTGTGGCGCATTGGTACTCGAATACATTGGCTATTTTGCACCGCAAGAACGATTCTTAACAGCCTCGCGTGCAGCAAATCTAATCAATGATTGCTGTAACATGATTCTCAATGGTGTGAACTTTGATCGCGATTTTATTCAAGCACCAAGTCACATCTGGCAGAGAGCCTTTCAATCTATAGATAGTGCTCATATCCGTAGACCTTTAAAAAACCATCATTATCTCTTGCGCATTGTGCAATCTGAGCTTGGTAAAAAAACCGATATCGCGCAACACGAACAACATCAAAGCAGGCGTTCTGAAGCACGAATCAATAACTCGGAAATGAAGTCCGTTGGCAATATTCTTCAACAAACAGATGCGCCTGATTTACTAGCAGAACTTACACCTGAAGCGCGCATGCAAGCCATGCAAAGTGCAGAGAAAGCCCTGCTTGAAGAAGACTTTAATCCGCAATTTATTGTACCCCCTTTGATTGAGCAAAAAGCGCGTGAGATGTTGGAGGTTAAAAATGTCAGTGATTGATCAAACAACGGTACTAGCAGAACTATGCATGCATATTGGTAAGGCAAAAGGTGTCACATGTAAATCTCTAGCAACGGCTATTCGTGGAGGCTATGCAAGCCCTGCTGACTTACGTCGCATTAGATACGTGATCGAAGCATTACGCTTGGAGGGTCATCATATTTGTGCCCACCCATCACAAGGCTATTTCATTGCAATATCGGATAAAGAGCTTAATGAGACATGCAACTTCTTAATTAACAGAGCTATGAAATCGCTTGCCCAAGTATCGCGCATGAAAAAGATATCGCTGCCTGATATTCATGGGCAGATGAGGCTTAAAGTATGACTGCTTATAATTTTAAAGCGCAGTTTGCTGATGATATTGAGTCAGGCCGCAAGCAACAAACCATCCGCACCGAACGTAAAGATAGCCGCGTGCCACGCGAGGGTGATGCTCTCCAGCTTTACACAGGCATGCGCACAAAAAGCTGCCGAAAACTGCGTGATACGGTCTGTAAATACACACGTGAAATCATCATGACTGATTGCGGTGTAAAGCTGGATGGTCAAGCTGTTTATCCAAGCACCATTTTGAATATTGCCAAGGCAGATGGGTTCGATTCTGTAGAGTCGTTTCGCACTTTTTTCAAAGACACGTATGGCTTTCCATTTCGTGGGCACTTAATCAAATGGTTGTGACTATTCATTGGCAAAATATAGCGGCTGCAATGTGGTGCTATGTGCTACTTCTTGGGTGGGTTGTGGCGTGGTCTCAGCCGTGGGTGTAACCATTCGCCCAATCTCTTTTCGTGGTGTTGATTCTCGACCTAAAGCAATGGCTTCGGTGCTTTGTCCATCTGTTAAAAGCTGGCCTACAGGTGAAAAAATAAGTGCGTGGGTAGGAACCATTTATTGCAATACTTGCCCAGCAGCTCGCGAGCTTCATATCAATTATAAACTAAGCATGGGTGAGGTGCATTGTGCCGCCGAGTAATACATCCGTTCAAATGCGCAATAAAGAACTGGCTAAAATTCATATTGCAAAGAAAGATTTGTGCATTGATCGTGATACGTATGAAGATATTTTATGGACTGTTTGCCGTGTAAAATCATCTGCTGATTTAGATAGCAAAGGTCGCTTTAAACTGATCAAACACTTTGAGTCTTTGGGGTGGGGTTCCTCGCGTAAAAAGAAGCGTAAAATCGAGGATCCAAAAGAAGCTAAAATCTGGTCTCTTTTGTATCAGATAAAAGAGGCTGGAGCCATCAAATCTGTGTCCAAAATGACTGTGCGAAAGCAGATCGAGAAATATACTGTCTGCTCTGATGCTCGCTTCTGTACTGAAGGCCAAAAATCACATGTTATTGAATGCCTGAAGCAATGGCTTGCGCGAGTGAAATCATGCAAATAACGGATGAGGTTATTGCTGCAATTTCAGAGCGTATAAATCCAGAGGATTTGCCTGGTGATTTGGGTGAAGCCGCAGATTTTATTGGTGTGCATAAGGCACTTTTTCTGGCCGCACGTGTTCATGGTTCTCCATACCTTTCAAGCTGGTCTAACGACCCTTCAAAATGGACGGTTCATGTTCAAGAAATCGTGGATGTTATTGGTATTGAAGATGCCGAGATTATTATCACAAACTTTAGAAACACACACTTTGTCATCCCTAAGTGTGATGCATTTTGGCGCGAATGGACATATCGCATCATCGCCGAGTTAAAATCGGAGGATCGTGCTGTACTCGGTCGTAAATTCGGTTATTCGGAACGCTGGATTTATCATATTTTAAGTAACCAAAAGAAGAATGAAAACCAACTCGGTTTATTTGGCTAATCATTGTAATGGTGGTTTAATCACACATTACAAGCTGTTTCATATATTGAAACAGCATTTCATTTTTAACTTTTCTATCTGCTTATTTTAGCAATCTCATGTCGCTTGAGAGTAGGTTATCGTACTTTATCCCCTATTGTTATCTCACTCTGTATCATAGAGTAACCGACATCAACAAGCCCATTATAACCACGCCATCCATCACTATAGATGACACTTTCAATCGAGACTTTCCCTTTAATTACAGCCTGTAAAGTGACTTGCTTACAATCAGGAAAAATCTCTGTATAGACTCTTCCATCACGTTCAAATATGCCAAACACAGGTTGTTTTAATGTGCCGAGACCTCGTTTTAGTTTACCATGAAAACCTCGTTGACGTGTCGCTCCAAAGTAAGCTTCATCGACCTCAACATTGCCAATAATTTGTTCTTTGGCCGCTTCCTGATGAATGTGGATCATTCGACGAAAAACATTGAACCAGTTGTTGATCGTGTTGCGGTTTAAACTAAGTAAAATCGCTGTTTGAGTAGCATTTACATCGACGCAAAAACACCAAGTAATCTTTCTAACTTTAAAATCACTTAACTTACTGTTTCTAAATATAGTATCAGACCGTCCATGATAATCTGCTAGTCTAGACCCTTTCTGATTATAACGTGATGAAAAATGACTACTGAACAGCCAAAAAGTATCAATAAATGAATAGTGATTAGCTACAAGAAAGAGGGCGCTTATAGCGCTTTGAATTTCGCTGTATCGTGAAGATGTGCTTAAGTTATTAACACAAGCTGGTGCAAACTCGATTGATTATGCTGTTTTTGTTAGCTTCCTTCGTATAATATTTGCGATATACTTATGAATAATCCAAAATATTAAAAATTTAACTAGCGCACCTCCATCTCTTTCTCACATGGTCATAACAAATGAATAATAAAACGATAGCAACGCACAACGGTAACTTTCATGCAGATGATGTTTTCAGCATCGCTGTATTTAAGAGCATACTTCCTTCTTTTAAGCTTATTCGCACACG